CGACCTTCCTATGCAGTCTCAATCTACGTAGTTCGCTGACAGTCTTAAAAGTAGAGAGACCGACTGACGGTAGCTCAGAGCCAAATTTGTAGCTATCTAATCCTAAAGTCTTTTCCACAAATCCGGTACCTCCAGCCTTCCTGAATATCTCCACGGGGTCGAGACGTTGCAGGACGCGATCAACAGAGTAGAAGTACTCTACCGCCTTTCGGAAATTTGGATGCCATTTGGCATTCTCAAGTTGGCTTATAGTCCTAGCTGAGAAGAACTCCTCGGGCAAGTCAGGAGTATGTCGCTCAAGATAACAGGCACCTTTCCAAGTACGCACGAGTGATCTAACTCCTACGCAAATGCCATGAACCCTGTAACTTCTCAGATGTAGTCGTTGTAGGAAACGAACCTGATCATTAGAGAAACCACCTTTATCGGTACTTACTTCCATACCGTAGTTTGACTTGAACATGCTCGCCAACTCATCTGGGTCAGGAACGCCCTCGTAGATGCCATCATCCCCAAGAACAGAACCCCAATACATAGACGGTAACATTAGTAATTGACCCAAACTGTCGATTAAGTTGGTTAATGCCGACCCACTAGGTACACCGGCGTTACGACCGGAATATATACCATTCGGCGTAGCAATCCCTACAGTGAGGAATTGTAATTCAAGCCAATCTATTAACGGCTTTGCCGATTCCACGAACCATCTTCGTAATAAATCAAATGCAGAGTGGATAACGACTCTTGGGAATCGTTTGTCAAATCCATGAAAATCTGCACTCATAATCTGCTTACGAGTCCTATCGAGTAGTTGCGTAACCATCCTGTCAACGCCTTCTAACGTACCCCAAGCAGCGAAATTACTCAGTTTACGTAGTTTATCAAGCACAGGAACTTGGACGCTAAGCCCGATGATAGTTTCAACGTGATCCATCATCCACACAACACGCTGCTTCGGAAAATTTGGATCATCGCTGGATTGTCCCCGCCAACCTACTACAGCTGGTAAGATGTCTTCTCTCCAACCACCTGATTGTATGTTGTTGGCTCGTGTAAGATAACTTTCGGCCAACTCTTTATCACGAGTGAACCAGGGTAAGCCTAAGTTTGAATCTTTTGGCATAGCGCGGTAAGAGCTTCTAAATGATGAGGGAACCAACGAGTGCGCCTTAATGAACCGTTGAACTTTATCGAAACTACGCTCGAGTGAGTGATTAGTCGGGAAATCCTTTATACTAAAGTATTCCTTAACGCTTGCCTCTCTCATCTCCCATGGCTTACGAATGCTCATAGGAGTGAAAGTGTTAATCTCCTCACGTTCCAGTTCATTCAATTCCGGGATATTAGACTTGGCGATATTCTCGTAGTACCAAGTCCCAAATGCTTTTGGATCTTTTGTATCACCCCTAAAGAATGGGGTCTCTATTGATTCATCGAATCCTACTCGCACGTTTCCCAGGTACGTCTCGAGCCGCCGCCATCCATCTGCTGGAAGTATGGAATGAAGCTGATCAAGAGGTAAAGTAATCATAGCATCCTTCCTTAATTCAGGAATGTGTAGTCGGGCACATAACCGCTCAGCA